AATTAATGTCATTATTAAATGACTGTAAGCTATCAGGTTTAGTATTAAAATTAAGAATACTAATTTTATCTTTAACCAATTGTCCTGTGACACTATCATAAATTTTATTTTGACCGTCAAAGTAAAAACTTAATTCTTTGTCACTTTCAAAAACATATCTTAATCCTCTATTAGTTATAGTATATTTTTCACCATTGGTTTCAAACAAAATTATCCAACTAGCATCTAATTGATTTTGAGTTGTGTCGCCTGTTTTTCCGTTACTAAAATTGTCATAAATGTTTAAGTTTTCGTTAATAATTACACGCCAAGTTCTTGAAGTTTGATCGTATCGTAAGCCAAAAGTTTTGTAAGCAAATACTTGGTCAATAATTTGTGTACGCACATCTTGTGATATATCTTTTACTAATTTTGGTTTAACTTCTTCTAGTATACTATTAGTTGGAACTATGTCGTTGAACACAATTGGTCCTTCACCAGTAACACTATCAGCTGTAGTACCTGCTCCGGCAACACTAATAACTCGAACCCACTTATATGTCGATGCTCCTTTTAATGTTCCATCGCTAGTTAGGCCACCGTCTGTAGTAAAATAAAATCCTGCTGGTGGTTTAAATTTAAGTAGGGCATTTGCTTCTAAGAATTTTAAAGAACCTCCGGTAAATGTTCCTGTTTCATAAGGTAAATCATTGGGGTTTTTCAAAAAGCCTGTTGATGTATTTGTACTACTTGAACTTTGCGTCCAACTAGCATTCAAATCACTTACAATAATCTTAGCATAATTAGCAAAATAAAAATTATTAGTTGCTCGATTTTTTATAATTGGCAATATTGTATTTTCGATAGTACCTTCAATATCTGTTTGTGTAGCAAAAGTAAACGACTGCTTGTTAGTATACTGCTGACTATATAATACTCCGTCACTTCCATACAAATTTGTACTTGAATACTTTCCTGTAACATCTTTTAGATCAAAATATCTACTAATACCACTAGTTGTTCTATTGATCGATTTAACTTTTATAATTTCTTGATTAGTAGTTAAAGGAACAATATTATAATCTTCTCCGGTAACCATTCTATTTTGTGTATAGTAGGTTTGCGGAGCATTTGTTCTAATGCTTGCTGTAGATTCGCTTTGTGTAGCATTTGTAACTTGCTCTTTAAGTTCTACACCAATAGTTAAAGTTTCGGTTGTTCCTGTTTTACTTAAATAATCTACTGAAATTGTAATATTTGTAAGCTCGTCTGGCTTAATACGCATAGACCTATTAGCACTTGTTCTATAATATGCTCTAAATTGTCCATTCGGAATATTTCCAAATGTTCCATCGGCAAATACTAAACTAATTTCATCATTTTGTCTAGTCTGAACAACATAATAGTTTCTAATGCCTTTAATAATACTATTATAGATAGCGTTATTCCCTTCGGTGCTATCAACCTGCGTCCACAATGTTTCTTCCTGGCCAGCATCGTTAGTTCCCCATAACCATACATCAGTATTATTAATATTTTCTGATTCAATTGTTAAACGTTGATTAGCACTTGGACTAGGGATTCCAAAGTTTGAAGAGTTTAACTTTCCTTGTTTAAAATGTACAAAGTAACCTGAGTTACTACTAGCACTTCCTCGACCGTCTTCTCTGTATAAAAAAGCTAATGCGTTTCCAGGAATAGGATTTTCTTCTGCTATAACACCTTTATTAACATTTATATCAGTTGACACAATTTCAAATTGTGTAGGTAATCCGTTTACAGGTTTATTAAATGTGTATACTGGAACATCGGTGTTTGTAGCATTTAGTCGGTATTGTTGAGTCAGCAAATTATTAATTTTAGCAGATTTAGCAGGTCTGCCAATTGTGTTGTTTCTTGGTAGAGCCGCATTAAGAACACGTTTAAATTGTTCTGACCAATTTGTATTACTAGGATCATTCCAAATAATAGTTTGATTAGCTAAGTTAAATCCGTTGCTGTCATTTATATCTTCTGTCGTACTTACTGTTTCAAATTTAAGTAAGCCATTGGCACATTGATTACGTTTTGCGTTATAAGAAAGCATACGAGCTAAACGGAGGACTGATTCTCTACGTTCAGCTAATTCTAAAAAGTTTTCTCTAGCATTTAGATCAACTCTATAACTAATATTTTGACCTAAGAAAGCAATCATGTCAATCAGAGCAAGATACTCAGATGTATCTACATAATCATTAAAATCTTCTGGATAGTTAGTACGAAGATAATTAATCATTGCTCTTCGCAAGGTATCAAAATCGTAACTACGGAACTCAGCATTCCTGTAGCTTTGATATACTTTCTTCCAATCTTCTGCTAAAAGCAGTCTATTTTGTCTATCTGTTGACGACATCGGCAATCCTTCTTAACTATGCTAGTATTTATGATTTTTGATAATAGCGGTACTTAATTGTGTCACGATAGACCGTTGGCTTTATCGAAACTTAATTTTATATTTTCGCTAATATTATACTGTAAATACGTTAGTGTACATTCAATTTGTATGCCAGAATCATATTCGCTAACTTGTATTTGTGAAGCCGTTGTTCTAGGATCATAGTTTACAATGCTTGTAACATTTTGTGCTATTGCTTCTTTAAGTTCTGTAGTCAGTGGTTCAAATAATGCTTCCCAGATAATACAACCAAATGTAGGATCACTCAATTTTTCACCTTGTCGTATATTAAAATGATTGATCAAATCTTGTTTGATTAATGCCAGGTCGTATTGTTGGAATGAACTATTTTCAGGATTAACCGTACTAAATCCTCTGTAGGCTTTTTGTGCCACAGGAGGTTTTGGACTTTTTTCACCTTTTATTTTAATTTCTTTATATAAATCTGCCATGCTAATATTTATTCGTTTGCGAATACCGTAGTTTGTGTTGTACTTTTAACCTGGGCACTACAACTATAAGTGTCTCCTATTCTTGCTATCTCTAAACCATTAGCAAATACGTCAGGACTATGAGTTACTATTTCAGTAGAATATACAGGAGGACAATGTGTATGTGGTTCGTTAAGATCATCTTTTCTGTGTATTCCGTGTCCAACTACAAATACATCAGCACTACCTGTTTCTGTTAATATGTCTCCAGGAGCAACACAAATAGCGTGTACTGTGTTGACTATATCTCCTGATCCTTTTGTTCTAGCTATCAATGGCATTAACTTGATCCTTCAGGCTTTGTTTCAATAACTCTTGTTTCACCTGTGCCTGGATATTCAGTAGTTGAAAGGTTTGCTAATGGAGTAAGTTCCCCATTAATAATTTTTTGATAAAATCCTTTACCTATACCAATACGTCTATTTGTCTCTGCGCCGCCTTGGTTAGCATAACCTACTGCTCTTCTAAATTCTTCGCCTAATGCTGCAAAACTTTGTGATGTCCAAGATACACTTTTACTTTTAATATATGCTACTGCTAGTTTTGAAGCAACTTCAGGATCATTTGCCATTTCAGGATTATTAACAACATCAACTCCAGCAAGATTTCCATACTTTTCATAATTAGATTTAAACGTAAGCTGAATAAGTCCTCTGCCACGATACTTGTAGCCTTCATCTTGAGCATTACCGTATCTGTTACCGTATAGTGTGTTACCAATTGCTGCAGGACCTGCCGCTACAAGTTGTTGCGCATACGCATTTGATTTAACTCTGCTAGGATAAACTGCTCGTAATCTCGAAGCACTATAATTCATACTTTCACTTCTTGGTTTAAATCCACATTCTGCTTGAGGTTGTGCCATTGCCATTGCTACTGCTACGGCATTTTCCGATATCCACTTTTCCGGATCTAGACCTATACCTTTTATTAATTCACTTAAGAAGTATCGTTGCATATCATTTACTGCTACAGGATGCGCCGGTTGTTTGCCGCCTACTGGTCCTGTTGTACCTGGAACAACAACTTGTTCTCCGTCTAGGTTAGCAACTACTGGTCCTGATTCTCCAGTGTAAGGCGGTTGATCAGATTCACTGTTAATAACTTGATTTTGTACCCTTACTGCTGCCGGTGGTGATTCAATTGCTTGAGTATTTGCCGGAGTGTGTGCTGCCGGGTTGAGATGCTCATGTTCTGGCCAAGGTTCACGTATTGGCACTCTGCGAGGATATAGCGCAAACGGTGCTTCGGTTGCTCTTACTGCGTTAAATGTTACTTCTAAAGGATTACCGTCACTGCCATTAATAATTGCGCCAACGCCGTCAGTTACTACGTCTTCACTATCGTTAGTTACTGGTGATGTAAATACATCACTAATAGCATCAGCACCATCGGCAACCTGTCCCGGACTATTCATGTGTATTTGAACCGCTGATTCTTTGTGGTTGGCAGCACTTTTAATTTGTGTATTTGCTCCGCTAGTAAATTTATTATCGCCTGCTGTGTTTAAGTTATAAGCCCCTGACACAGTTTGTCTAAAGTTACCTGCTACTTTGCTACCAAACTCTCCGTTGATAGCAATTCGTCCATTAGACGCTACTTGTAGATTATAGTTTCCTGATACAGTTTTAGCATCATTACCTTTTACTTGGACATCTTGGTTGCCGCCGATAGCAACTGTACTATTATTACCTATCCATAAGTCATTTGTATTACCAATAAATTCTTGTTTGTTTACTCCTACTCGTACATCTACATTTTCAGCTGTAGTATTTTTTGTATTTCTGCCAGCATTTATGTTTATGTCTCTTCCGGCACTCCAGTTAAAATCTCTGTCAGCATGTAAGTTAATATCATTACCACTTCTTACACTAATACTATCATCACTATAAACATCAATCTTACCATTTGAAGTAAGTTCAATCCAAGCACTACCTCGAGCATTACCGATGTAAATTAGATCCTCAGTGTTATGCATTAATATTTGATGACCTGTTCTAGTACGTAATCTTACATGTTCATTAAACGGAAGTGTAGGATTTGTTTGTGATGTTAACGACGGTACCTTACTAATATCATAATAAGTTGGAGGCGTATCAAATGCTAAGCCAGCTCTTAATATACTAGGATCTCCGTCATCCATTGTAAATGCTGAACCGCCTAATCTACTTCTATAATAATCTACTTGGTCACCTTTAGTTCCGTATTTTCCTTTAGGGGCACCGTCACGTTTATCTAACGGCCCTGGGGTATTCCATCCAAATACAGTACTAGGCAATTCTCTTCTGGCACTGCTACTAGTAAGTCCTCTAATGGTATCATCTAATAGTCCTTGAGAAGCAAGTGTTTGTACCATCATAGGATTATGAGGGCGTAAAAATTTATCTGGATCATTACCTTTATTTGTATTAAATGCTTTGTTATATTCTCCCGTTGGCAGAGGTTTATTTTTGTATTCATCTACTAACCCGTCTTGGATAACAAATGAACTTTTTGAGGCCGCATATCCTCCAGGTACCATATGATTCATAAATTCGTCTTGAACGCATCCAATCCAATAACCCATATTTGATTTGCCTTCAGCAAAAATAACTAATACTTGTGATCCAGGGTCAGGTGGAACGGCCCAAAATCCATAACTTTGTTGTGTATTTCGATAATAGTTGTCTTTGCTGTTACTGTTTACATCTGTAACACCATAAAAAGGACTACAATATTTTACAGTATAAACTTGTCCATCTTCTTTATCGTCAGACGAAGAAGAACTATTTTTTATTAACTGAACTTTTAATGCTCCTGATCTTCTTGGGTCAAGATGGCTTATAACTCTAGCAACAAACGGCCCTGGAGGCATTGGGGTGCTGGGTGCGCCTGCGGTTCGTTTTTCAGTACTCATGTTCTATTATTCCTACCATAATTGTAATAAGCATCATTTGAGTCATTTCCTGCGCCACCTGTTCTCTGTGGTTGCAGAGTTGTTGTTTGATTCGATTCTGGTGGCAGTGGTGGTCCTACAAATCCGTCATCTGCTGTGACAGGTTTTTGTGATTGTTGTTCACCTAGAGAAGTTGCTTTACTTGCTCGTTGTGCTAATGCTATTGCTTCGCTATCTGTTAAATCAGCCGCTACTGCTTCTGTTGTACTAAGACTGCCGTCAGCATTTTTATCCGCTTTAGCAAAAGCTATTAAATCTGGGTCTCCGGTCTCAAGTGCTTCAGCTACTGCCTTTTCATATTTTTTCTGTGCAGCTAGAGCTAATTCTTGCTGTTGTTCTTCAAAATCTTTTAATTGATAATTTTTTCTTCTGTTACAAGTAAGTTGCTGTGTAAAAATATTTTCACTAAACTTACTTGTAACAGTGATTACTTTGTATAGTCCGCTAAAATCTTTAACACCTACAGCTTCTCCGTCCATTAAATAAGTTCCAGATTCTGGATTTAAATCTATTGGTGTTCTAAAATTAATTAAAATATCAACTTCACTACTTTGATAATCAACTGAACCGTCTATGTTAACGTTCATAAAATTTGTAGCTTCAGCATTATAATTACCCATACCGCTATCTGCTAGATAATATGGGTCTCCTAATATTTCCATATTAATTGTAATCATACTACCAGATGAATTAATAATAGCTTCATTAAAAGCTCTTGCTACATTAATTGCTGTTGTTTCGCCAAAGGATCCTGCTGAGTCTTTTTGTAAATCTTGGTTTACTCTTTTTACAACGCTGCCGTCACCAGTTCTAGAGGTAATACTTCCTTGCATTTCTGCCTTTGTTTGATCGGTTTCTTTTATATTTCCTGCTTGAGCAGAATCACTTCCTGAATTTCCTTTACCGTCGATTTGTATTGCTTCATAGAACGCATTGTTAAACTCTAAATTAAAACTTAAGATATCTTTATTTTTACCTGTATAGATATAATTGTATCTTCTAACAGCTTCTGATACTAGTTTGTTAAATCCTACCGGCGGATCGTTGGGCATTTGAAATTGACTTTTATGTACTTTATGAGGTATTACTCGATAAACATACAAGTAAGGTTTTCTTCCGTATACTTTTTCCGACTCTTTATCATCAACAATATAAACTTGTGTGTCAATCTTAAACCAATTAATCATACCTAAAGCATCTTTTTTTGCGGCTTTAAAAATATTTTTACCATAATCACTAAGTAAAATACACTCTTCAATAATTTTTTGTATTTTTGTGCCTGCTTTAAATGTAATAGTTCTTACTTTTGGATCAATGACTACTGCGCCTTTTTCTAACAATCCGTTGGTAGGATTGTAAACAAATTGTGTAAGACCAAACGGCATATTTCCGGCAGCTATAGGCGCATCGGGTAATAAACTTGCTTTTCCAATATTATTACAATCGCTTCCGGGTGAAGCAAGAATACTTTTTAAACTTTCGCTTAGATCTCCTCGCTTAACACTATAACCTAATCTACCATCTATAAAGGATTTTTTAATTGTCTGAGTTGTCATCTCCATGTCATCGAGCATGACTTGTTGATTATAATATTCCGTATACCCTGTTGGTCCGTCAGGACCACTATCTACACTCGAAAATGCTTCATCAATATTAAACTCTTTAAGAGCAAGATCACCTGTCGTTGCTGTTCCCGAGTTTGATACACCTTTAAGAGCATTGTCTAAACTAGCACTACTTGTATCTGAAGGAAAAGCAATTACATATTCATCAACTTCTGCTTTTTCTTTGCTTTCTGCTTTTATTTTTAGTAGACTAGTGTTAATGTGTGTTGCTAAACTGTTTAGTCCTGTTTGTAAAGTTTCTTGTAAATCTTTACCAGATATTGTAAAATCTTGTTTAGTCGATTGTGCTGTATCTTCAAGTGCTTGTTCATTAAACGGAACGCATCCTAATTTGTAAACACTTCCTTGATCATCTACTTCAAAATCAATTGTAATAAGTTTTAAAGGATATTGTCTTTTTAACTGCGAATCTTTTAAAAGATTTCCATTAGTGTCATAACCAATAAATGTACATTCAAGTAAAAAAGGTGATTGTAAATAATGCTCGTACCCAGCCCGTTTAGCACTAATCATTAATGATTGTAAAAATTGACCCATACTATAAGGCTCTCTAACTTCAAAACTGATTCTTACAGCATTAGTCTGCCTAGTTTTGGGATTTGGTGCTATAACTGAATCAACCTCAACATTGTCAATGTAATATCCTGTTGTTATATTGTATTGTTTTTCGGCTGCAACTTGTGCTTTTTTTGTTATAGTTCTTCCGCTAGAGTCGATCACTGTAAGAACAGGATCTGGTCCGTTTCTTCTGTATGTTTTGTCTGGACTGTTAACTTGATTAGGAGTAAGACATGCTAATTTCCATAAATGGTTTACTGTAGCAAACTTATATAATACATTCTCCGTACTGTTACTGAAGTCAACAGTGTCTTGACCATAATTACTTTGTGCTTCAGATTTTCGACGTATTTCTTCTAGCTTGGCTCTGTCAGAACTAACTAACTTAGCATCATCACCCACTGATGCTGTGCCGGCGTCTCCTGGAAGTTGACCTGGTTTTAAGACTGATATGTTTGACGACTCTAAAGGATTTTTTCCTGCTTGTGCTTGATCAATCCAAGATGCTACTTGAGGAAATCCAAGTGCCTTAGCTACTGCTTTTGCCGCTTCAGGATCGGCTTCGCCTTGGTATTCACTTTTCTTATCAAGTTCTTCTTGCGAAATATATTTTGCGCCAATAATCTTCCCAGTTTTTGGATCTGTCTTCCAAGGTTGTTTAGGCATCTGATAGGGCAAACTACTCTCCTAGTACTTCAGTAACGCGAGCAGGATCAGGTAGATATATTTGTAAGCCTGCTCGAATATCATATATTGGATCCTCGATTACATCTAAATTTCTCTGAGCAAATACCCACCATAAATTATGGTCTCCGTACATATCATATGCTAACAAATCAGGTCTATGATTATATTGAGGTTCAATAGTATATATCGGATCATCACTGTATGCTGGAACAGGCCTGATGTTTAAAATACCTAATGCTCCTGAACTTGTAAAAGGTGTTTTACTGTAGGGACTGTTATTAGCCATTAAATGTATCCTTTTCCTAGATTAAACCCGCTGACAAAATCTCTATAATTGAATTTCGCTACACTATCTCTACTGTAAATTGGCTGAGCAACAACGTTAATTTGTGATTCAGCAGGTGCCCATCCAATATTAGTTGTACTTCCTCTAGTAGCAAAATTTGTAGCAATGTAGTCAACATCTCTCGGCATGTCAACTGAAAATGTTGTAATTACTACAGGAACATTATTAAAAACATAATCTCCGTAGCCGTTAAGTTTTACAATCGGCGGTGGTGTTCCTTGAGCAAACCTTCCGTAATCCATTTTAGTAATTGATCTCAAATAGTGTACACATGCTACCCAATATTGGGCTTCAAGAGCATTCTGTACATACATTTGGCCGGTGATATTCAGTGCTTCCACACTTGAGTTCTGATACGCAAAGAACGGATAATTATTATGTACAGGACTAACAGATCCATAATTAGAATTATGTTGAATAATTATTGAAGGTGTGTACGGAAATACCATTCTACTTCCGGTACTCATAAGAGGCGCAAGCAAAGGAGACATTTTGAAAGCTGGTGGATTATCAGGAATACTTAATGAAACTCGCCAATCTTTTTCTTCAACATCGGAACTAGCAAATACTGCAGCTTCTGCTTGTAGGCCATCTCCACCGTTTTTAGGTAAATTAGCACTGCGAAAAGCACTTGCTAAATCTTTTGCGCCTTTGCTAACACCATCGAAAACTTGTTGGCCAATGTCTCTTACGCCTTGTGGTAAGTCTTCTACTGTAAATGGTACGTTGCCGGCGCTAGGATTTTGCCCGGTACCAACTGATGGTTTTTTGCTGTTAAATCCTGGATTACCTGTTAATTGTATACCAGGTTTGTTTGGATTCATGTCTTTGAATGTGGCCATAATTAATTATTCCTTATATACATTATTTAGTTGACTTTATTAACTGCTGAGTTTATAATATGAGAACAACCTGGAGAAAAAATGAAAAAAGTAAATTACCTAAACAATAAAGATATTTTGAAAGAAATACACAAGTCAAAAAACACCTTTTGTAGCTATACTGACGACGGTTATAACCAATATGATATTATTCTGCCTAGCGTTGATAAAATTAATGTAAGGACTATTGCTGAAGCAAAACGTAATAAAGCTAAAAGATTACAACAACAAAACTTTGAGGAAGCAAAAGCCGCTGGCAAAAAAGTAAAATTAGCCGAGTTTGAAATTGATTATAGAAAGATTACAAAAGAAGAGCTAATTTTCCGTATTATGACATTTGATCACATTCCTGAAGAACCTGGACGTAAAAAGAACCCAAAAACTGTAGCTGACACAAGAGTTAAATTAAATTTTCCTCCTTTTCAACATTTTAAGTTTGACGACAACTGTGAAGAACTAGAATGTGTTGGTAAAAGTCATTGGGAGGGTGGAATGGAAAACGGATATTTCAATCTAAAAGGCGGTAAAGCAACTAATAAACTTGCTATGATGTGGATGAAGTTATGTGATAGATACGCAACACGAGGTAATGTTCGTGGATACACTTACAATGACGAAATGCGTGGACAAGCAATTTTACAGTTAGCACAAATTGGTTTACAGTTTGATGAATCAAAGTCAAATAATCCGTTTGCTTATTACACAGCCGCTGTTACTAACAGTTTTGTGCGTGTTATCAACATTGAGAAGCGCAATCAAAACATTCGTGACGACATTCTCGAAATGAATGACATGAACCCGTCGTTTACTAGACAAAATGAAGGATCATGGGAGCGCAAATTAGAAGAACATCAAAAACAACTAGAAAAAGAAAAAAAGTCTTGACACAAGTGTCGTTATACGCTATAATTAAGAGAGAAAAACTAAAGAGGATATACTTTGTTTAAAAAAGCGGCTGTCTTTACAGACATACATTTTGGATTAAAGTCAAATAGTAAACAACATCTTCAAGACTGTGAAGATTTTGTAGATTGGTTTATCGATCAAGCAAAAGCTAACGGTTGTGAAACTGGTATTTTTTGTGGTGATTGGCATCATAATCGAAATACTATTAATGTACAAACACTTGATAGTACAACAAGGTGTCTTGAAAAACTAGGTGCGGCATTTGAAAACTTTTATTTCTTTGCTGGCAACCACGATTTGTACTACAAAGACAAACGCGATGTGTTTTCTGTAGAATTTGGTAAACATATTCCAGGAATTACATACATTGAAGAAACTACTGTTGTAGATGATGTAGCATTAGTTCCTTGGCTAGTAGGCGACGAGTGGAAAGAGATTCAAAAGATTAAAGCAAAATACATGTTTGGACATTTTGAACTTCCTAACTTCTATATGAATGCTCTTGTAAAAATGCCCGATCATGGTGATCTAAAACCAGAACACTTTAAACATCAAGATTATGTGTTTAGTGGTCATTTCCATAAGCGACAAGTTCAAGGTAAAATTCAATACTTAGGTAATGCGTTTCCTCACAACTACGCAGATGCGTGGGATGACGATCGAGGTATGATGATCCTTGACAAAGAAAATAATAAAGAGCCTGAATATATTAATTGGCCAGAGTGTCCTAAGTATCGTACAACTACACTTAGTAAACTTCTTGATCCTAATTCAGACATTATTAAACCTAACATGTATCTTAGAGTTACACTAGACTTGCCAATCAGCTATGAAGAAGCACAGTTTATTAAAGAAACATATATCACTACACACGGTTGTAGAGAAATTACATTAATTCCTAGTCAGCAAGATGAAGAAATACACACTAATATTGATATTAGTACATTTGAAAGTGTTGATCAAATTGTTACTAAGGAAATTTCAGCAATTGATACTGAAAACTATAATAAAGGCATTTTATTAGGAATCTATAACGAGCTATGATAAAAATTAAGAATTTAACCGTTAAAAACTTTATGAGTGTAGGTAATCAAACTCAGGCAGTTGATTTTGATACTCAACAAATTACTCTTGTACTAGGTGAAAATTTAGATCAAGGCGGTGACGACAGTGGCTCACGTAACGGTACTGGTAAAACTACTATTGTAAATGCGTTAAGTTACGCATTGTACGGTCTTGCCTTAACTAATATTAAACGTAATAACTTAATTAATAAAACCAACAGCAAAGGTATGTTGGTTACACTTACTTTTGAAAAAGACGGTGAAGAATATAAGATTGAACGAGGACGTTCTCCTAATATCCTTAAATTTTATATTAACGGCCAAGAGCAAGAAATGCTAGACGAGTCACAAGGTGATAGCCGTAAAACACAAGAAGAAATTCAAGATCTTCTTGGTATGAGTCATAATATGTTTAAACATATTTTAGCTTTAAACACATATACAGAACCTTTTTTGAGTATGCGAGTGAATGACCAAAAAGATATTATCGAACAACTTTTGGGTATTACAATACTAAGTGAAAAAGCAGAAACACTTAAAGAACAGATTAGAAAAACAAAAGACGACATTACTGAAGAAAATGCTAAAATTATCGCACAGCAAAAAAGTAATGAACACATCGGTGGCACTATACGAAGTTTACAACTAAAACAGAGTGCTTGGAAAGAAAAACAAATACAAGATATAAGCAAATTACAAAAAAGCATTGACGAACTAGAACATTTAGATATTGAAAATGAGTTAGATTCTCATGAAAAGTTATCTAATTGGAATGAACACAACAATGCTATTTTGGCTCTTAAAAAAGAATTAAGCACATTAGAGCCAGCACTATTACGTGCTAACAAAAGTGTTGAAAAGGCAGAAAAAGACATCGCAAATCTTGATGATGCCACGTGTTATACGTGCGGTCAAGAACTACATGCTGATAAAAAAGAAGAAATTAGTTTACGTAAATCTAAAGAACTTGCTGATTCTTTAGCATATCAATCAGAAATTAACTTAAAAGTAAATGAAGTTATTAATGCTCTCAACGAGATTGGTGAAATTAATGGTAAACCTATTACTTACTATGAAACAGCTAAAGAAGCATACGAACATAGACAAAATGTTGAGCAATTACAACAAGCATTTGAAAGAGCAAAATCAGAAACAGATCCTTATGCTGAACAAGTACAAGAATTAAAAGATACTGCTATTCAAGAAATTGACTGGACTACTATTAACGCATATACTGATTTAAAAGATCATCAAGAGTTTTTATTAAAACTGCTAACAAACAAAGATAGTTTTATTAGAAAGAAAATTATTGATCAAAACTTAGCATACTTAAACAACAGACTTACAACTTACCTTGACAAATTAGGCCTCCCTCATCAAGTTCTATTTAAAAACGATTTAGCTGTTGAAATTACACAACTAGGTCAAGATTTAGATTTTGACAATTTAAGTCGAGGAGAACGTAACAGACTTATCTTAGGTATGAGCTTTGCGTTCCGTGATGTTTGGGAAAGTCTATATCAAAATATTAACTTGTTGTTTATTGACGAACTTATTGATAATGGATTAGATACTGCTGGCGTTGAAAACGCACTAACAGTTCTTAAGAAAATGGGTAGAGAACGTCAGAAAAATGTATATCTAATATCTCATAAAGATGAACTTGTAGGCAGAGTAACACATGTACTAAAAGTAATAAAAGAAAACGGATTTACATCATACGAAAATGACGTAGAAATACACAATGAATGATGACGACACACATGATCTTTTAACTAAAGCCTATTTGGCTTATTTTAAAGCAAATGAAAAGTTTGAGGCTCGAAATTCTGTAAGAACACACAGAGAGAGCAGAAAATGGTTACGTGAAATACGTAGACTAGCAAAAATTCGGGCTGATGAAATACACGAAGTACATAATACAACCCGTGTAACCAGAAAAGACAAAGGCGACACATAGGCAAACATATATAAGTTCATGCAGTGGACTTATGAAGGCAAAATAATAGACGAAATACCAGAAGAATATGAAGGATTTGTTTATCTAATCACAAATACAACCACTGGGCAGAAGTACATAGGCAAGAAACTAGCCAAATTCAAAACTACTAAGCCACCACTTAAAGGCAAAAAGAACAAACGCAGAGGCACTAAGGAAAGCGATTGGAAGGACTATTGGGGTTCATCAGATCGTCTTAATGCTGACGTACAAGCACTAGGTCCAGAAAACTTCACAAGAGAAATATTATACCTATGTAAAGGTAGGGGCGAAATGTCCTACATAGAGGCAAGAGAACAGTTTGACCGCCGTGTATTAGAGAGCGACGAGTATTACAACGGAATTATTAATGTTAGAGTTGGCGGCTCAGACAAGT